ATAGTAATATATATAAATTGTTTATAGTAATAGAGTATTACTATAACAAATATAATAATAATAATAATATAACTAAAGAAGAATTAGAGTTAGCCTACAATAGTAATTATTTACTAAAGGACTCTGAACGAAAAGAACTATCCGATCTGTTAGATCGTGTTTTAAACTCTGAACTATCTAACCCTGATGCAGTCGTTACTCTGCTTGAGGAGCATCGTAGACGCTGCCTTGCTGGAGACTTAGCAAGACTTGCCCTTGATGTAGAAGATGGTAAATCAGATGTAAAAGAATTGATGGATAAGTTTAATGAGTTTGAACATCAAGAAGTACAAGCAGATCAACCTACTTCAATTGAACTAAACTTAGCAGACTTACATCAATCACAAGTTGCAACACCAGGACTTAGATGGAGATTAGAGTTTCTTAATAAGAGTCTTGGTTCATTACGCAAAGGTGACTTTGGATTTGTTTTTGCTAGACCTGAGACTGGTAAGACTACATTCTTAGCAAGTGAAATATCACATATGGTTGAGCAAACTGAAGGTGATATCATTTGGTTTAACAATGAAGAGCAAGGTAATAAAGTCGCTATTCGTTGTTACCAAGCAGTGCTTGGGGTAACAGCCGAATCGCTCTTTGGTGATATAGAAAGAAACCAAGCTTTGTTTGAAATGAAAACAGGTAAACGAATTAAAATCTATGACTTTGAAGATTCATCAAGAGCTAATAGGATTGAAGCTATACTTAAAGAAGCTAATCCTGCCTTGATTATCTTTGACCAGATAGATAAGATTAAAGGATTTAAAGGAGATCGTAATGACTTGGAACTAAAGGCAATCTATCAATGGGCTCGTGAAATAGCTAAGACATATGCACCAGTTATAGCTATATCCCAAGCTGGTGGTGAAGCAGAAGGTAAACTATGGTTGACCATGGACATGGTTGATAGTAGTAAAACTGCTAAGCAAGGAGAAGCTGACTGGATTCTAGGTATTGGTAAAGAACAAGATAACACTAGTCGTTATAGATATTTAAATATCACTAAGAATAAACTACTAGGAGATGCAGATACATTACCAGAGCTTAGACATGGATCAGTACAAGTATTAATTAAACCGGAGGTAGCTCGATATGAAGATTTATAATGCAACAGTCCAAGACATTTTAGAATTTGATGATAGTTTATCTGTTGAAGAAGCAGAAGATCTCTTGCTTTTTTCTAATGAAGATGATACAATAGAAGAAGCAATAGATAAATTTTATGGAGAACCTCGCGGAGAATGCGCTACTTAACTCTTGACGTTGAAACAACAATATCTAACAAAGGTAATCCCTTTGATAGAACTAATAAACTTTGTTATGTAGGAACTACAGATGGCTTATACAGTATTGAATACGATGATGCTCCGTACAAAACTAAACTTGATACGATCCAGGATCAAATTAATATATGCGAACTTCTGGTTGGATTCAATATTAAATTCGACCTACACTGGCTCAAACGATATCAAATAGACTTTACTGACAAAAGGATATGGGACTGCCAATTGGTCCACTTCATATTAACTGGACAATCAGATCCCTATCCTAGTCTTAATAAAGTGTGTGAGTACTACGGATTAGAATCTAAGTTAGACATAGTAGCAGAAGAATACTGGAAGAACAAGATTGATACACCTAATATCCCTGAAGAAATCCTTAAGGAATATCTAGCACAAGATATCAAACTAACTGAACAAGTATATCTTAAACAACTAGAACAGATAGAAACTGTACCTCATTTAAAAAGACTGATCAGCTTACATAATCAAGATCTGTTAGTCTTACAAGAGATGGAGTTTAATGGTCTTCTATATGATACTAAACAGAGTATTAATGAAGGAGAAAAACTTGCTACATACATTGATAAGATTGACGAATCACTTTATCAACACCATACTTGTCCTCAGTTTAACCCTAACAGCACTGATCATCTTAGTGCTTTCTTATATGGTGGGGACATCAGCCTTAAGCGTCGAGTGGTTATCGGTACTTTTAAGACAGGCAGTAGAGTGGGTCAACCAAAGGAACGATGGGAAGATTACACAGTCTCTTTCCCAAGACTCGTAAATCCTTTAAAAGGATCTGAGTTAATGAAAGAAGGGTTATACTCTACAGATGAGAATACTCTTAAGTCGTTACGAGGTTCTAAACAAGCTAAAGAAATAATTGAGACTCTACTCTTTCGCTCTACACTAGAGAAAAGATTGTCAACATATTATGAAGGATTAGTTAATTTAATTAAGCAACTTAACTGGGATGAAGGAATGATATACGGACAACTTAATCAATGTGTAGCTAGGACAGGAAGACTATCATCTAGTAAACCTAACCTACAAAACTTTGATGGAGAAATCAAATCATTATTTACTTCAAGGTATAACTAATGCTATTACAAGCAGATGCTAAGCAATTGGAATGGGTTGGTGCTACTTATTTATCTCAGGATCAGACTGCATTAAAGGAGATATGGGATAGTGTTGATCAACATTCAGACAACCAAAAACGATTTGGGTTACCAAGTAGACTTATTGCTAAAACATTCGTATTCAGACTTATCTACGGAGGATCTGCATACTCTTATGCGAATGATCCAAACTTTAAAGATATTGGCAACGAAAGATTCTGGCAAGGAGTTATAGATCAGTTCTATGATAAGTATAAAGGTTTACGAGACTGGCATACTAGGATTCTTAATGACGCTAAACGTGATAGAAAACTAGTTATGCCTACTGGTAGAACTTATTACTATGAACCTGAAGTTAAGTATAATAAAGTAGAATGGCCACGCACCAAGATCCTTAACTATCCAGTGCAAGGACTTGGAGCGGACCTTATGGCTATTGCAAGGGTAAGTTTAAGAAATAGATTATTAAATAAGGAAGGAGTAAAACTTGTTAATACTGTACATGATTCAATAATACTTGACTTTGATTCCAAAGTATGGGATAATATTAGTATAGTAAATTTAGTAGATAAGTGTTTCAACGATATACCAGGTAATTTTAAAAAATTATTTGGTAAAGACTTTAACCTACCCATGAGAGTGGAATGCCAAGTAGGATCCACATGGGGAAATATGGAGATTATAAATGCAAATTACAGTGATTGATGTAACAGAAAATACAAAGAAATCTGAGAGTGGTAGAACTTTTCAACAGCTAGAAGTGGCTTATAAGAATGAACAAGGTCAACCTCAGTTAAAGAAACTCATTTCATTCAGCAACCCTAATGTATACAAGGCTGCTAAAGAATGGGTTAAAGGTGATGTAGTAAATGTTACTACAGTTAAAAATGAAAAGACAGGCTACTGGGATTGGGTAGGCTTAGAAGGAGATGGAGCAGTGGCAGAAACTAAACCAGCAAGTGCATCAACAGGTGCTAGAGTAACTGGATCTAACTATGAAACTAAAGAAGAAAGAGCAGCACGACAAGTGTTTATCATTCGTCAGTCTTCACTCTCTACTGCAGTTGAATTACTGGGTCAAGGTAAATCAGTTGACGAAGTTATTAGAGTAGCTAAACAATTTGAAGCTTATGTATTCTCTAAAGCTGAAGGTGTAGATGCTATTAATGAACTTCAAGATGATATTCCAGTCTAGGATTTAATATGAAAAAGTGGGAAGTCTGGGTTATAAGAACACTACTAGCTTCTGGAATTATACTATGTTTACTTTCATGGTCAATGTTCTTTTCCAGACTTAACGCTAAAGAGTTAAAGTATCTACACTATAGATACAATGATAATGTAGTTATTACCTTATCTAATGTAGATTGTATGATCCCTGAGATTAAAAATTTATATCCCTGGGCTGCAATTGCTACACGAGTAGATGGTAATAGAATGATTGCATGTTACAAAGGTGAGGGAGAGAATATTGTTATCCAATGGTATAAAGGTGATACTTCAACTTTCCCCGCCAATGTATTCTTGGTAGATCCTAATCAAGATAAAACTTATAAGAAAGTAGAACCTAGTCTATAATGCAAGCCCTTATTGATCAAGACTTATTATGTTATAGATGTGCAGCTAGTGCTGAGAATGATGATCTTAACATTGCCTTATATAGAATAGACGAACTACTAGATAACATTCTTAATAAGACACAAGCCACCAGTTATAGAGCATTCTTAACTGGCCCTAATAATTTTAGAAAACAAATATACCCTGAGTATAAAGCTAATAGAGTAGCACCCAAACCTAAGCATCTAAGAGATTTGCAAGAATATAGTATTGAGAAATTAAGTGCTGAGTATGCACCTGAAACTCTTGAAGCTGATGATGCTTTAGCTATCTATCAAACTGATGATACAATTATTTGTTCTTTAGATAAAGACTTATTACAAGTACCAGGTAAACATTTTTCCTGGGAAATTAATGGTAAAGGTTGGACTAGACCTGATACATTCATAGAACAAACAGAGTTAGAAGGACTAAGACTCTTTTATAAACAATGTCTTAAAGGAGATACTTCAGATAATGTTAAAGGTATTGAAGGGTTGGGTGAGAAGAAAGCTAGTAAGTTACTTGCTGATTGCAGTAGCCATATCCAAATGTTTAACCAAGTAAGAGATTTGTATGGAAATGATGATGAGTTTATCATGAATGCAAGTGTGTTATGGATTTTAAGATCCTTAGATGATAACTGGAAGGATAGGTTTAGTGCCCTCATTCAAGAGTAAGTTAGAAGAAAAGGTATGGTCAGTATTAAAAAAAGAATTTCCAACGGTAAAGTATGAACCTCAAAGGTTTAAATTCATACAACCTGAAGTAGAAAGAACTTATATTCCTGACTTTAAAACAGGAAGAAGTAATGTATTCATTGAAGCTAAAGGCAAGCTTGATTTAGAAACACGAAAGAAGATGGTTTGGTTTAGAGATTCTAATCCTACTGTCCGTATTATCTTTTTATTCATGAACCCTGATAACAAGATAACTAAACGAAGTAAAACAACCTATGCTATGTGGGCCACTGACAATGGTTTTGAATGGCTAGACTTTAGAAAGGATTGGTTAAATGCTTATAAGCAATTGTGTCGCAAATGAAGATGGGAGTTATGATTTTGATTTCCATGTAGATCCAGGAGAAGCAGCATTTCTGATGGATCATGCAATTAAAGATCTAATTCATCATGGTATTATTAATGTAAACCTTGGTCAAGCAGAACAAGAGTTTGAACTACACAAAGAACTAGGAGGAAGTGTTCAATGATTCAGTTAAGATATTTGAAAGAAGGTAATAGCCCTTTACTCTTACAGTATAGACGTAACTTTATATTGTTTGCAACTAGATGGAAAGCAGTTACTACAAAGGTACAATAATATGAGTAAGATTCTTTTATTAGATATAGAGATGGCACCTAACGTGGCTCACGTATGGGGTATTTGGGATCAGAACATTGGTCTTAACCAACTACGAGAGTCTTCGTATGTCATGTGTTATGCAGCTAAGTGGCTTGGTGATAAGAAGATGATGTTTGATTCTGTTAAGAAGTCTGGAGATAAAAAGATGCTTGCGGGTATCCATAAACTCTTAGATGAAGCCGATGCTGTTATCCATTACAATGGTAAACGTTTTGACATCCCTTCTCTTAATAAAGAATTCTTATTACATAATATGTTTCCTCCAGCACCATTTAAGGAAATAGACTTATTGACTGTGGCCAAGGGTAGATTTAGATTTGTATCTAACAAACTAGATTACGTTGCCCAGTCATTAGGTTTAGGTAAGAAAACTGAACACAGTGGCCATGAGTTATGGGTACAGTGTATGGCAGGTATCCCTAAAGCATGGAAACTTATGGAAGAATATAACAAGAATGACGTTATTCTTTTAGAAAAGGTCTATGAACGCTTTAAACCTTGGATTAGGAATCACCTTAATCATAATGTCCTTGAGAATAGTGGACTATGTTGCCCTACATGTACATCTAAATCTTTCCAGAAAAGAGGCTATAACCTCACTTCTACAGGCAAATATCAACGATATCAATGCCGTACGTGTGGTAATTGGTTTAGAGATGGTACTAATCTTAAGGAAAAAGGTTCTCAAAAGTTGGTAAATATATAATGTGGAACTATAGAATCATGAAAAGTAAATGCCCTAGGACAGGGGAATTTTACTATACACTCAATGAGGTTTATTATCATGATGATGGTAAACCAAGAGGTTATTGCGAACGTGATGAGGTTATGGGTGACAACAAAGAAGAAATCATTAATAGGTTAGAAATGATGCTTACAGATGCAAAGAAAGACAGACCTGTATTAACAGAAGAGGATTTTAAAAATGATACCTAGTGCCTGGCTAATTAAAGAGTTTGATAGCAAAGGTAATTTAGTTTGGTATGGTTTACTTATGAGTGAGCCTACTGAACTTAGTTGGCTTAAAGACCTTAAGAATAAACAACATAACCTAGAGATTATACCATTGATTCCTGATGAAAAGAACATTAAACGTGTTAATAATACTAAAAAGTATGATGCTAAGAAGTTAGCGGAGGCTCATGGTGGTCTCTAAAAAAACAATACTACATAAAAGGTATCTTCGTAAACTATACGAGTGCTTTAAAGATCTTCCACCATTCAACGAGTTACGTATGCCTCCTAGTCGTAAAATTACTTTTGAGGTAACAGACGCTGAAGACTATATGGGTCTATTTATTCCTGAACCAATGCGTATACAAATCAGTACCTTAAACGAAACCTTCTACCAAATTGCTGAAACTATGCTACATGAGATGGTACATGTGTATTTTTACTATAATCATCATAAAGATTATGATCAACATAGAAAAAAGTTCAAAGATATGTCAGATGAAATATGTGAGATTTTATTAATAAGTCGTGAACATTTTGTTTGACAAGTATATAATAAAATGTTATAATAATAGCTAAGGAGATAACTTAATGAGTGCATTAGATAAACAAATTGGTGGCCAGCACTATAAAGGCTTTAAAATTCAACCAATTCAATATATTACGGCTAATAATATACCATATATTGAGGGTAATATCATCAAATATATCAGTAGATGGCGTGATAAAGGTGGAGTGGATGACTTAGATAAGGTCATTCACTATGTGGAACTGCTTAAGGAGGTAGAAAGTGGCAAGTCAGAACGAAATAACAGGTGCGAGACTAGTATCAAAGACTCTCTCAAAAGAGGGGCAAGAAAATTGGGATCGTATTTTTGGAAAACGAATAAAGGAACAGAAGTTGAGTACACAGGATATGACAGAGTACGAATTAAATAAATCTACTGGTGAAGTTCAAAAAGTATATAAAGTTGATACTATTGGACAGAACGGAAACGATGGCGATCACTATGGTCGGTCATCAGAAAGCTAACAATGCAACGTACTTTCCAAGAACTCTGCGAAGATCTCAAGAAATTTGATGAAACGACTCTATTAGAACTCTTAAATATTACTAGTGAAGAGTTGGTAGATATGTTTCAAGATAAAATTGAAGAGAATCTAGATAGATTACTAAAAGAAACCGATAACGAATTAGAGGAATATGATACTTATGAGTAGTTTACCAAGTGTATACCAAGAAGTAATAGCAATGAGCAGGTATGCTCGATATATGCCTGAAAAGAAACGTAGAGAAAATTGGGAAGAAACAGTAACCCGTTTAACTGAATATCTTAAAACTAAAGTTGAATTAGATACAACAGAGTGGGCTGACTTACATAACTCAGTCTTAAACCTAGAAGTTATGCCTTCTATGCGTTTACTCATGACTGCTGGGGAAGCCTGTGAAAGAGATAATATCGCTGCTTATAATTGTAGCTATCTTGCTGTTAATAATAAACGTGCTTTTAGTGAAGCTTTATATATACTCATGAACGGAACAGGAGTTGGATTCTCTTGTGAACGTCAAGAGATAGACAAACTTCCTGAAGTACCTTCTGAATTAAAATATGTAGATGATGTTATCTTTGTTGAGGATAGTAAACTAGGGTGGGCTAAAGCCTTTAAGAAACTCTTATCTTCTTTATGGGAAGGTGATATACCTACATTTGACTTCTCTAAAGTAAGACCTGCGGGAGCAAGACTTAAAGTATTTGGAGGTCGTGCCAGTGGCCCTGAACCACTCAAGAAACTCTTTGACTTTGTAGTAGAGTCATTTAAAAAGGCTAAGGGTCGTAAGTTAAATTCAATTGAAGTACACGATATTATGTGTATGATAGGTGAGATTGTAGTTGTAGGAGGAGTAAGACGCTCTGCTCTTATTTCACTCTCAAATCTTACTGATAAACGTATGAGAGATGCTAAAACAGGAGCATGGTACAATGATAATTCACATAGAGGACTTGCCAATAACTCTGTCGCCTATACAGAAAAACCCGATAGCGAAACTTTCATGGAAGAGTGGCTCAGTTTGGTTAAGTCAAAATCAGGTGAACGAGGAATCTTTAATCGTGTTGCTGCTCAGAATCAAGCAAATAAGTGGGGAAGACGCGATCCGACTCTCAGCTACGGAACCAATCCATGCTCAGAGATTATCCTTCGTGATAAACAATTCTGCAATCTTACGGAAGTGGTTGTACGGGCAAACGATACCAGAGATACCCTTAAGCGTAAGGTCAGACTTGCGACAATTCTCGGAACTATCCAGTCAACCTTAACTAATTTTCAATTCTTATCTAGTGATTGGGTTAAGAATACTTCTGACGAAAGACTCTTAGGAGTTAGTTTAACTGGCATCATGGATGCTAAGATTACTAATAACCCTGATCCTAAACTATTAGAGGAATTAAGAGATGTCGCTAGGTCAACAAATGAGGAATATGCGAAGAAATTTGATATCGCACCTTCTGCTTCTATTACTTGCGTTAAACCTTCAGGTACTGTGTCACAGTTGGTTGATTCCGCTAGTGGTATCCACGCTCGTCACAACGACTTTTATACTAGACGCATACGCATGGATAAAAAGGATCCGATCTACGATTACCTCAAGGCAATGGGAGTCACAGTAGAGGATGAAGTATTCCGTCCTGACAGTACTGCAGTATTTAGTTTCCCTATGAAAGCCCCTAAAGGTGCTATCCTTAGGAACGATAAGACTGCTATAGAGCAATTAGAAATATGGTTAGTATATCAGCGTCATTGGTGTGAGCATAAACCATCTGTAACTATCTCAGTTAAGGATGAAGAGTGGCCTGAAGTAGGTGCTTGGGTATGGAAACATTTTGATGAGATTAGTGGTGTATCTTTCTTACCACATTCTAATCATACATATCAACAAGCTCCTTACGAAGATTGTACTGAAGAGCAATACAAGGAACTTCTTGCTAAGACTCCTAGTCGTATAGATTGGGCAGACTTCTTAGAAGTAGAAGATAATACAACAGGCCAACAAACACTAGCATGTACTGCTGGTTCTTGTGAAATTTAAGGAGATATTATGTTATTTGATATGGAATTTATTACAGGTTTAAACGTAGGATTTGAGTATGTAGAAGATGAATACTTTAGTTATTTCCTCATTGACTTACTCATTCTAAGGTTACAATTCTCTTTAGAGAAGCAATGAAAATTTGCATTGTAGGTAGTAGAAGTCTCGATAAACCTGAGATAGTCATTCCTATTATAGACAAGTTTATTAAAGAACAGGTCGTAGGAACCCCTGTATTTATCTCAGGTGGGGCTAAAGGAGTTGATCAGATATCAAAAGAGTATGCAAAGACTCATGGATATGACTTCATAGAGTTTTTGCCATACCATTTGTTAGATCCTAGTGCAGAATTTAGTAGTAAATACTTCTTCATTAGGTCTAAACAGATCATAGACAATGCTGATAAAGTCTTAGCTATTTGGGACGGGAAGAGTAAGGGAACAGAGTACTCGATTAAGTACTCTCAAAAGAGAGGTATACCAGTAATGGTAATTAAATCTATCTAGTTCCCCATAATAGAGGCTACATAGTTCTTTGTTTCACTAGGTAGCTTCTCTTTCCATTTATCTCCATGCTTCTTAATATGAGCCTTAAGTACTACAGGTCCCCAATTATAAGCCGCTAAAGCCTTCTCTGTATCACCATCAAACTCTTTTAACATAGCTTTAATATAGTCTGTAGAGAAACGAGTAAACTCTTGTTCAGAGTTATTCTGTAAAGGTTTAACTCCATACCCTGGATCTATACCAGTAGCAGGCATTACTTGAGTAACTCCCTCAGCTCCTTTAGAAGATTTAATCAATTGCATTGTTGTTGGATCAATATGTCTATTACCTGTTTCTTGTTTCTTTAATTTAGGCATAAGGTTCTTGTCAACCTCACCCGCATTAGCATCAGAAATAAACTTAGGTAACTTCCCTAACATACTAACCTTTGTAGGTTCTACATTTGAAACCTCTTGTTCGGTTTTTTTGCTGATGTCATCAACACTAGAAACACTAGTGCTAGGAATAGTTTTTTCATCATTTGAAGGTCCTCCCCTTATTAATTGTAGCGTCTCTTTATAAGCATCAGCTACAGTGTTAAACTCAGATGTTCCTTTTTTATTGGAGTTTTTAACGATCCAATCAGCATACATATTGGCTAAACTATTTTTATCCATTTACATTCCTAGGATTTTGTTAGCTTCTTTTTGCTTATCTGTTAGACCAGGAGTTGTGTCTACTTGATCTTTTACAGATTGTAAGTTACTAAAAGTACTACCATAGAACTTACTTAGGAACTCAGGAGCTGCTGTTTTAGTATCCATATTGTATAAAGTAGCATAGGCTTTTAAACTATTATTAATACGATTAATGATAACACCATTAAACTTATTAATGTAGTTTCTTTGATCCATTTCATTAGCTACTTTAACACTAGGATCTTTTACTGCAACAAGTGTACCATCAGGTGAAGAACTAACTGTTATACCATCAGGTCTACCTTTGAGTTTTGTAATTTCTGTATCTACATCTTTAGCATAAGTTTGAATTAAGTCAGTAATATCACCTTTTACATCTTCTGAGAACTGAATATTCTTAGCTCTAAGTTTAGAGTTACCTAAGGTTAACATTACTTTATCTGACTCTTTAAGTTTTTCATTACTAGAAATAGTTCCTGAGTTAATGAATATATGTTGAGATTTTAAAAGATTACCAAGAGTATTAGAGTTATACTCAAAAGAAGGATCCTTTACATCTGTTTTTAATATCAAATCAGTTGTTTGTTTAACTAAAATATCACCTTGAGTTTGACCACTAGTTAGTTTTTTACCAAAGGTATCAGTTAAAACTTGATCAGAAAGTTGTATATTTCTAGAGGCTTGACCTAAACTAAATTGATTAGCTAGTACCAGTGTAGTAGACATTAAGTTAGTTTTCTCAGTAGCAGATAGTGTAGGGCCTGCTTTCTCAATAATGTTCATTCTCCAATTATGTTCGGCCATATTAACCATTTGAGATAAACCTAGCTTCTGTTTAGAGTCAATAGCACTATACTGATTAGTAAAGAAATCATTTAACTCTTTACCACTCTTAATATCTTTAAAGTTAGTTCGTAAACGATCTGCCATATTATTATATTCATCAGCAATCCAAGCAATATCTTTATCATTACGGTATCTACCTGTCATTCCGTTTATAGACATTTTTCCTCTTTGAATGGCATCTTCTAATGAACGGAGTCTTTCAGTATAGTTAGCTTCAGTAATAGGCATATTAAATAAAGTATTTACTTCATTTTGAAGAGTTAGTATATTACCTTGTAAAAACTTATTAGGTAAATCATTATTAAGAATATCTTCTTTTTTAAGTTTAGTCTCAATATCTTTCATACCAGCTAGAGTATCTCCCATTTGTTTGACACCCATGTAGCCTCTTCGTTTATTACCTTCAGCTTCTACAGCTAGTAAGTTTGTAGTACCATCTAAGTTTCTAAATTGAGGGTCGTTTACAATATCTAATTTGTAATCTTCTGCTAACTTATAGATACGAGTTTCTCTTTCTTTTCTAGCTTGATCTAGTTTATTGTAGTAGTCTATGTCTTGTTTAACAATACCAGAAATACCTAATAAATCTTTAGTTTGTGCTCCATGAGCAATAATCTCTTTCCTAAACATAGGATTCTGAGCTACTTTATCACGAGTAATACGATCTAAACGAGTCTCTAATTCTAAAGGGGTAATAGTACCTTGATCTCTAGCATTAGTTAATCTTTGAGTTTCTGTATTAAGTTGTGATTGAATCTCTTTAACTTTAACATCAATAGCATCAGGAGCTAAATTAGGATTGCCTTTAGTTTGAGTTAGTTCAGCTTCAAGACTTTCAATATTATTCTTTAAAAGACCTTGATAAGAAGGGCTCTGTGCAATATACTTTTCAGATTCTGTTGATAAATCAGACTCTAACTCTTTAAGAGTAGACTTTTTTGAATAGTCAGTAGCAAATTCAACACCCATCTTAAGAGTATTTGCTAGATTACTATACTTTTCACCTTCTATAAGTCCTGCTTTACTCACTGGAGGAGTAAACTGAGGATCTACAATATTTAGTTGTTTAGAAAAAGAGGGTGTTGCCATTATTTTATCCTTTATTTAGATTTAATTTGATCAAGTACATCTTTAATTGAGTCAATTTGCTCAGGTTTTAATTCTTTAGGAGTAACTAACCAGTCTTCCACAATACGAATAGCTTTCTTTTGTTCTTCTGTTTTTAAATTGTTTTGATGATCATACACAAATTTAAAGATGCTATCTTTCATAGCAGACTGAGAATAGTTATCAAGTTGTTGGAATTTCTTATCAAGAGTTACAACTTCTTCTAGATCCCATTTACCACTGTCAATCATAGCAAGTTTAAAGTTTTCATATAAAGCAAGCTTTTGAAATTTAATTTTAATATCAGAAGGATTTTCTTTACCTACTTCTTTAATAAGATATCTATGCCAGTTTTTAGCTAGAGCATCAATAGCTTTATTACGATCTGTTTTAGCTAAGTTAAACTCAATAATATTCTTTTCTTCTGCATTAGGCATACCAAAGAATTTACCTAACGCATCTGCTTCTGACATATTAATACCATAACGAACACCATCTTTATTTCTGATATCTCGTAATGTCCATGCCGTAATTGCTTTAGCTGTGTTATCAAAACCTCTAACAGTATTAGCTAGATCCATAAATAAATGAGTGTATGCCATATCTTTTTGTTCAGGAGTTAAGTTCTTCTTTAAAGAATAGAAGTTATTTAAAGCTCTGAACGTATCAAAAATAGCTGACACACCTTGAGTGATTGGGAAACGAGCTTCTGTTCCTGGATCAGCATCAAAGGCATAGTAAACATTTTTAGCAGCATCTAAAAGATGTAAGTCAGCAGAACTTAATTGACTTGCAAAATCTATATCAGAATATTTAGCACCAGTAACTAGTCTAAAGATACTATTCCAAATTAAATTCTCAATACCATCAAACAAGGTTGTAAGGGCTTTTCTAGCATTAGGATCTTCTACATTATCTAGTAAGTGGTTAAACATAATAGCACCACCAGGTACTGCATATTTACCCCACCAAGCTAGTTTACTTGCAAATAGTTTAGCAGTTTGTTTAGGAGTTAAAATAGTAGCATCTTTAACTAACATATTCATATTCATTTTCCAGCTGTTAGCTACGAACTGTAAAACAAAAGCAGCAGCACCCTCAGATTGCCATTTTAAAGCACCTGGTTTAGTCATACCACCTTCAAGTTGCCAAGAATCATAAGCAATCTTTTCTTTAATAGCAGGAACCATCCAGTTTTGACCTGGGTTTTTAGCTTTAAAATCCTTCATTGCAAAAATGTAAAGATTTAATCTATTCCAAAGAGTAGCATTAGTAAAGCCAACTCGTTTAAAGGCATCTACTACCGCACCAGTTGCTCCAGGAATAGCACCTGTAACTTTCTCAAAAGCAGTAGGATCCATCTTTTTAGTAGCATCACTAAACATATCAGCAACAAGTAAGTTTAGATCAGCACTAGGAATTAACTTCTTAAACTCATCTACTAAAACATTAAACTCTACTTCTGTAATGTCATTAAAACCTTGTAAACTCTTCCAAGCAAGGTGTCTAAGAGCTTGTTTATGACCAGGTTGTTTGAATAAGAAAGAGTCTTCCATAGCAGCTGCTCTAACAGCAAGAGCTTGTCTTACATTTGCAATAGCATTAGTTGGAGCAATGCCTAAAGATTCTACTAACTGTGTTGTTTGGACAAACCATTGTTTAGGAGGATTCAATGCAATACTTAATGTTGAAGCAAGTCTACGCATTTGAGCACCAACTGGAATACCTTTATTACCTAACTCTTTAAATATTTCTGGTGAAACTTTCACATTTTCTAAGATGTCAGCAATGCCATGAAAAGTTTGTTGCCATAAGTTATCAAGAGTATCCCAGTTACCAAGTAACTCTAAACTTTGTCTATAGTTAAACAATGCAACAGCCTTAGAGTACTTTAAACGCTCCTCTGCAGAGTAATTAGAACTATAAGCTATATCTTCAACAACATCTGGGAAAGTTCCCTTTGGAACCATATGACCATACTCTCTCATAAACTCTCGTTTAAGAGCATAATCAGCATCGTTTATAGTTAAAGTTCTTACTGTATTTTTGTAGCTTTCAATAGCTGCACCTAAAGGTTCTTCTACAGGAGGGCGTACTCCATGAAGACCTACTAGTCTTTCTCCACGAATCTTAGACCTAGCTAAACGTTCTTTATGAATTTGCATTCTATCAGTAACATCTTTAATGCTATCAGTAGTTTCACGTTCAAGAATCTTATGGTCAGGGTATTTAGCTGCTAACTCTACTTTAAGAGCCTTGAGTTCTTTTTTAGTTTGAGCAATACCAACAGCTTGTCTATAATTAGTTCTAGTTTTAAGGAACTCTTCAGTATCTGGAATGTAGAAACCATTAACTGTTAACTCCTTAGGTTCTATCATAACAATATAAAGACCCTTATTTAGAACAGGAGCATGTCCAGGGATCTTAGGAAGAACTTTATTTGGTAGAGCATCCCTTACTATTACCTTTGTTCCTGCTAGTGCAAAGTTATAGATACTAGTAACTTGTTTAATAGGGCCTAAAGAACCATCAGGATTATAGCTTTGGTACTCAATAGTATTACTTATAGGTTTTTCTAGTTGAACTAATTGTCTACCAGTAATATCATAGTTTCCAGGTTTAACTGGTTCTCCTTGATACTTCTTAAAGGGTACAGCTTGTTTAGACTCAAGGTCGTATACAAACTTAGGAATCTCTTGTGTTTCAGTAAAGAGAGGGAATTCAGTCTTAACAGCACCAAGATACTTACCATTACTATAAATACTTGAAGTAAATCCACGATCTACTAAGTCATATCTAGCAGCTATGTTAGCTGTTTCATAGAAATGATTGTTAAGTACTCTCCACTGAGCTAACTCTGCAAACAAAGCTTTATGTTGTTTATCAGATAGGTCTGGGAATAGATCACTTATACCTCGTTCAAATCTACCAGTTACTTGGTTAACACCTGAGTGTAATGGTACTAAATCTAAACCTAAATCATTAGCGTCAAGAATAAGTTTATTCAATTCTGCTGGATTCTTAGATTTAGCAATCAAGTCCTGAGCAGTAATTAAAGCTTTAGAAGAAACAAAGGCAGCTCTTTCTGCTTGTCTTGCATATTGTTTTTGTACCCAATTAGGGAACTTAGCAGTCCAGAATAGGTTCTCTGAACCAAACTTAGACATAGCTAGTTTAGTTACATCAAAGCCACCAAAAGCCTTGTGTAGTTTAACTTGGTGATGAGCAAGGCCATTGATAAATGAAGCAAGAGCATCATACTCTTTATTAAAGTTCCATTCAATAGCTAACTCATTAGCTTCTGTTGGAACTAGTGTATCTTTAGTGTCATACTTCTTAGATTTAACAAACTCATCAAAGGTTAATCTTTGACCTGTCTTCTTATCATAGATTGCTATTTTACTTTCAGACTCTGGTAAATGCTCTAAGGAGTTAACTAGGTTATTATAAGCATCTATGACTTGTTCTTTTGTATCAAAGTAGAAATGTTCATTACGAGTAAAGAGTAAGGAACCTTTAAATGAGAAATTAGTTTGATTAACTAAAGAGTCATTTAGTTTTAAATAGGGTAGGGCAGCCTCATTAATAACTCGATCAATAGCAAGTCTATCTCCATAATATTCATAGATATCTAATGCATTAGGATCAAATAAAGCATAATCAAGGTTACTTTGTAAATCAGTTTCAAGAGCTCTAAGTTTCGCTCTTAAGTCTGGATTATTAGTTAAGTCAATTGATCTTCTTTCTAAACTAGGTAGAATAGAGCTAAAGAAAATAGAAGCACGAGTAGTGCCAAGTCTTTCAGCAGATTGACCTGTCATATCAGTAATAGCTAATATACTAACATCTGAACCAATTAGTGGGTTAGTTTGATTTGTTACATCTATAGGACTATCCGGAGGAATTCCTAAGTCTAGATCAACGGTAGAAGTAACAACTTTACCTGTCTCTGAGTCAATAGTTTCTGCTTTATTTAAGTTAGCTTCTCTTTGAGCTTGTACTTTAGTTTTAGCAATATCTACTTCTTGACCAGTAACTGGGTCATAAGTTTTTGTGTATTCTCCTTCAATAGCCTCACTTAAACCTTTTTCTAAGCCAGGACCAGCAGGACCTTGATCTTCAGGAGGAAGTATCTCACCTTCTTTAGGTTGTCTATCTTTATAAGCTTTCTTAAGTTTGTTATAGCCTTTACCTAATAGATGAGGAGCAAAGATAGAGAATAGATCAACACCATAAATAAAAGCTTCTTTTGAAACTTCACCATTAGTTTTCTTTTCAACTAGAGTAGCAGCGTTATCAATCTTTTCTCCAAGTTTAGCTAAACCTTTACTAATAGAGCTTTCTTTATATTCTTTTTCAACTCCAAATAATTTAGTTTGACCTTCAATAAAACTCTCTACAATAGGACTATAGACAAGACCAAGCTCTTTCTTCATTGTTCCACCAATGTCGGCAGCTTCTTTAAAACTAGGTTTTTTAAGTTGTCCTGCTTGAATACCAAGAGATAAAGTTCGACCTGTAAAGTCTGCTAACCAAGGCACAGATTCAAATAATAAATTTTCAAGAGCTATTGCTTCAGCACCGCTTTGTTTGTAGCCTTTTAAAGTACCATTAGCAAACTTAATACCATCTAGAATGGTATCTTTCATTAGGTCTAAGCTTTTAAGAGAGTGAGCGTAAACTTGAGAAGGTACCTTAAAGTCAATATCTTTAGAGTTTTTAATAACGGTATCAGATATACTATTACTTAAATCTTTAAGAACCTTAGTTTGTTTCTTACTAATAGATAACTCTAACTTCTCTGGAAGAGTTGTAATGTTTTTTTCTTGAGCAATCTGATCATCTAGATGGCTAGGTAATACTGCACTAGCTGTACGTTGAATATACTTATCTTTTAAGTCAGTAGATACATAACCACCAATAGAATACGTATAGAGTACATCAGTCTTTTTATCTCTAGGAATAGTAGGATCAGCTATGATACCTTCAATAGTTTTTTTAATTGCTGGGTCTTGTTCTGTAGCCCAACGTTGTTTAGCAGTACTTACAAGATCTGAATACCCTGTTTCTAGAAGATCATCTGCAGCTTTTTTTAGATCTTCAATAGGAGTATTACTAAAAGAACCTACAGCATAAAAAGCATCTTCATATGCATCTTTTGCACGTGGTAACTTTTTATCCTCTTCAATTGGTGGAAGACTTAATTCAGAACTTAACTCTTGATAGTTAGGAGTTACTGAAATAGGTTCTTCTTCTCTTAAAGGAGATGTCTGTACTTGATCTTGCAAGTTTTCTAACATTAGCTAGTTGCCCAGTTTTTTAATTTAGTAAAACCACTACCTATAGCATCAGCGTTTGAAAAAATAGTACCTGCTGCAGATCCAATACTTGACCATTGCTGCATAGCACCAGTAGCATTATAGTAGTCAGTCATAGCATCACCCATAGCAGTTGCACCTGATAAATTAGTATTAATATTACTAATATTAGATCCAAATTGAGAAGTTACTGAACCAGCACCTCCTATAACTGCAGAGGTACCTCCAGCAACTATACCAGAAGGAGCAACATTAGAAAGAATACTAGCTCGGCTAATACGTTCTTCTCTTAATGCTTGAACTCTTTGTCTTTGAGCATTACGGGAATTAATTCTTTCTTGCATTTGACGTTGTTTTTCTTGGGCTTCTGCTGCATCGTCTGCTGCTTCTTGTTGTTTAAAGAAACTAGCAACACCAACTATAGCACTTACAGCTGAAAATACTGGGCCATAACCTACTTTTCTTACATTTTTATGTTTCATATTATACCTCGAGTTTTAATATATATTTGTAACCTTCTTGCGTAACTGCCATTAAACCTGTGTCTTTAAATCCAAAAATTCTATCAAACTTTGCTTCTTTTTCAGTACCACAAAGGGCTAATACTTCTGTAATACCTCTACTTCTTAACTCATTTAAAATACTTTCAAATACATTTAAACAGTACTTAATCATTGTATAAACCTCTGTCCAGAAACTAGGTTCAAATTTAACATGTAGAACCCATTGATTCAAAAAAGGTTCAAAACTTAATCCAACATACCCTCTACCTTGTTCTTCGTAGAGTATCTCCATTCTATTTCTAAACATTAAGGATTATTCAGTGCTGTTCCAGTAACACCCCATCCAAGGATTTTAATATCTTTACCCGCTTCTGAGTTAAACTTAAGACTTAAACATTTACCAGAACCTCTTAGTTTGTTTTTAGTTACAATAACAGATTCACCATAATCAAATTCATCTTCAGCACCTGTAGGGATATAATTTCTTAAAAGTCTATAAGCTTGAAACTGAGTACCCCATTTACCACTAGCAGCAGAGTTAGCCCAACTCCATTGAGATTGTACTAAACATGCAGAAGGATCCGTATAAATTAGATTACCACTACCATCTGTTTCAAATCCATTTTCTGTACGTCTAAAGTAAAAGAAAATATAAGGCACTGTTTTTTCTCTAAGAAGATCCTGAAATAACTCGTAACCAGTCACTAAGTAACTAGAGTAGTTTATTCCAATACTACCACTAGCAGTAACCCAGTCATAAAATGTAGTATTTCTATATTTAGATAAAGTAAAAGAAGTACCATTCATTGTTAAAAAACTAAATTGTGATGTTCTATTTTGTACTTGTGCTTCAGTAATAACTACAGGAGTACCAGAGGTAATAATAACAGTATCACTACCTACAACAACTTCAGTATCTGCAGTTGCTACAGAGTATCCAGGAATATCTATATAGTCTACTACATAAGGTGAATTACTTACTAAATTTGATATAGTATTAGTATAAAAAGATCCTAAAGTAATATCATATATTAGTTCTCTATTATATCTATTAATAGAATTTTCTGTACTATAAGTATCAGTACTATTATATAACCAACGAATTCTATTTTCTCTTTCATCAAAGAATCCTTTACAGTATTGTTTACCTAATTCAGAAATACCTAAGTAGAGAGTTTGAATAGTTGTTAGTGATAAGTTTTGAGCAATATATCTACCAGATACATCATCTTGTTTTAGTAAAACTATACCTGCTTTTGCCCAGTATACAAAGTTACCACCTGCATTTACAACTGATTTTGCATTACTTGTACCAAAGGTAGTAATCTTACTCACTTGAAAGGAAGTAGCTACGAATCCATTAGTATCTCCAAAGATTTCCCATACACCATTTTCTGCAAATACAAGTAAAGAAGTTCTTGATGGAATAATTTTAACAATTCTAGAGCACTCTGGAATCTGTATAGTACCTCCATCTGTATCTATTAGATCACTAATATCTGGATTAGTTGGATCTGCATCTTGGTAACAAAAACCTAGTTTAGAATTTTCAGTAATAACTTGACTAAAAAATACATATCCACTATAATTAGGAGATCTACCATCAGGATCTAATACACTAGAAGTAACACCTGAGTAAAATATACGACCTGCATAAGCAGCTACAGTACTAATATTACCAGATTCTTGATCAGTAGGTAATCCTGTAGTAACATCGGATGATGTCATTCTAGAGTTTCCTCTAGTAAAAGCATCTATAATAAAAGAACCTTTAGGAGCTAATCCAGTATAAACAGCAGAACGATCAAATAAATTTCTATCAAATTTATCATAATCTGAAGAACTTATATTTGTTTCTTTACCTAAAGTCCATAAGTCAGAGTTACTTGGATAATAGGATTTTCCTGCAAAAAGATAAGGTAAAGCATCTTTAGTATCATTATCATTAGTTATGTTAGAACTCCAACCTTGATTTCTAAGGTTGTACTTATGAGTATCACTTAAAGAAGAAGGTCTTTCAGTTAACTCTAAACCATCATCTACTCCCCAGATATCTCTAACTTTAAGAGTAATTTCTTGTTGAGAAATTGTTTGAGCAGTAACATTATAGGTAAGAAGAATCGGAGCATCTAGATCAGAAGAAGAAACAATTAAACTATTATTAATTACGGCAGTATCAATATCCGCTTTGTTTAAACCTGTAAGCGTAATATAATTACCACTATTAAGGAAGTTGTTACTAGGATTAGTTGTAAGTAAGTCAATAAACCAAAGTCTATCAGCAATACGAATAACTCCAATAGAAACAGAAGTATCTCCACCAGGGGATTCCCACCTATGGAATGACTGCTTTCCTGTAGTAATAGTAGATGAGCCTAATCCTGTAGCTTTTAAATAGTAGTCAAGTTCATAGTCTACACCTAAACGTCTAGATCTAGAACCATCTCTATTTAATACAAAGTTATCTTCATCTATAGAAGCATTTTCAGGATAAGTTAAAGGAGAGGCTTCAGTAACGATCCCCTTAACAAATGTCCTATAGAGCTTCTCGGTACCTTTAGCCATTAATCTTCCTTAGATTCAGCTTTAGTCTTTTTAGTTTCTTGTTTTTCTAAATACTTATTAATTGCTGTAGTAGCAAAAGTCTCATTAGTAAAAATACCAGTTAACTCCTCAGGTAATTCTCCTCCTGAAGTAAACTGAATCTTATATTGAGCAGATACTTTATCTCTATAGATCTGTATTTCTTTACCATTAGGTGTTTTATATGTAGTCATTATTTCTTTTTCTTTGGGTTTTCAAGTTCTTTAAGAGTTTCTGAGTAACGCATTGAACGTTTCATACGTTCTTTATTAGCTTCATTCTCTTTTAGATACTCATCATTATTCTTATATGCTGAGGGTGCAGGAGCTACATCTGGATTAGCTTTAAGATACTTTTCAGTTTCTTTCTCATCCTTCATTCTTTGAACAACTTCTGCAGGAACATCATCTGTATCAGGAACAATACTACCAGGAGGTAGCTTTTTTTTCTTTTGGATTGGCATAGTAGACATATTATTTACCCTTATTCATTTTCTTTAAAGTTTGTGCAAGACGTGCACGTTGACCCATTTTACCAGGTTTCTTAGCAGCTTTGGCTAACATACCTGCTGGAATTGTTTTACCCTCTTTTACCCCTAGGGACTTTCTTAATGCTCCTGGCTTTTTTATTGCCTTTTGAATCCACTTTTCTGCCATTCTTTTTTCCTTTCTTTCCATATTGTTCAGCGTTAATAAATGCTGGAGTATTACTAGTAAGCATTGACATTAGTAACGTCCTGTTGAGTTTTGTTTACGTCCATAATTAGGATAGGTAATACCATTCTGAATTTTCCATGATTCTTGACTCATCTTACGCTTTTGAGACATAGCAATCTGTTCTGCCTTAGGATTAGGCATTTGTTTTAATACTAAGAATGAAGTAGATTTAGCTTCATTAAGAAGATAACTAAACATTTGAACTGGTAAGTCAGGAGTAAAGGAATCATTAAGAGTAAATGCTACTGATCGTTTACCAAAACATTGAGTTTTAGAAGTCATAAGAGTAGACTCTACATCAGAGTCATATGCGTCAAATACGAGTGTATTATCATCAAATGAAGTAAAGTATTGTGGAGCACGATCATTATAAATGTTTAACTTAACACTAGTAGCGTCAGTAACAACAGTAATATTAGAGTCAGTACTTAAGCGTTTATAAGTAATATCTAAGAAGTCTTCAGGAGTTTTATACTCAATAGTATTATATCGATTACGAGTTTCTCCATCTTTTTTACAATCATACTTAATCCACTCTAGATCAATAATTGTTTCTGGCATTGCCATATGAGTAGGTTTAGTTGCTGTACCATTACCATCTAACTGGAATAGCTCTTTTAACCAAGGATAGTCTTTACCATCAATGATATTGTAATAAGATGTTTTAATAATCTGTGCTACTTGAAGAGCTTCAGTACTATCGTTAATGGAGTTGACCTCATCTGAATTCATGTCAGATAAGATATCTTGTACCATATTGAGTAGCGTCATTTTAGCCATGATTATTCCTAGAGTTTAACTGCTGTTAAACCAGCTTCAAGAACTGTTATAGCTGTACCAGATGATGTAGCATCCCCTGCAACATACATAGATAAAAGTTGCCCAGCAGTAGCGGTTACTAATCCCATAGCTGAAATATGTAATTTATCAGCACCGTTACTAAATTTAGAAACAGTTAATGTTCTACCACTACTTGTACCATCAAGATTATATTTAAAGTTATATAAAGTACCTGATGCTAAAGCTGCACAAGTAAACTGAGCCCAAAAGTTAACTAAATAATCTCCTGCTTCGGAAAGAGTAATTGTACCACTTGCAGGAGTAAGAGTAAGAACACTGGAAATACCAGATGTCCACTCTGTTCCTGGATTTAATTTAGCATATGCTGACCCTGCACTAAGAGTCTGGGCAGTTGCTCCAGCATCTATATAGATTTCTCCGTGCACTTTACCAGATGGATATACCCAAGATCCTGATCCTGTTCCATTGGATACATAAACTTTGCCTGATACGGCAGAAGCTATGCCTTTTGGTTCATGTAAGTCTGCGTCTGCAATTAGTTTATGTTGAATAGTCATTTAGAATTCCTTAAAGAAAGGGAGGGCCCTTACTAATGTAAAGGCCATACCCAGTTTATTACTTAGTCCTTGTTGTAGATATACTCAACAACGATGCGACCAGCACCAGCTGTTAAGTCATCAACTGAAGGAGTAACTTTTAATTCACCAGCTGCAGCACCAATTGTTTTACCAACTAGAGCACCTGCACCAGTAACTACGTTACCAGCAGTACCAATTGCTGTTTGAGTTGCCTCAGATACAGTAATTAGACCATCAGCATCAATTACAGTACCACCAGCTTGATAGAGACCTACGTCTAAATCAGTAGTAGTAGATGTTGAAGTAAATGCTACGTCAACATATAATTTAGCTGAAACGATAGTTGCGTTAGCTGGGATAGAAAGTTGAAGACCATTACTTCCTTGTGAAGGAAGATCATTGTAATCAAAATCCCATACAGCTGACTTGATAATACCGTTCTTTGTTGATTGTTGACCACCAAACTTACCGTTTGTAGTACGAACACCGTAGTAATTAGCTACGCCTCTTTTACCGTCGATTTCAAAACCCATGTTATTCTCCTTAGTATGTAGAACCGCTAGTTAAAATAACACCAAGTGTATCAACACGTTGGGCACCAAAACCGAAACGAGAAGTTACTTGATATTTATCAGCACGTTCTTCGTTATCTCTCCAACCTTCAGTCTTAGGAGCACGTCTCCAAGCATGCATGATTGGTTTTGTTGAGTCATCGGCTACGCACATAAACATGTTAGCTACGTCTCCGATTTCAGCTGTATCGTTTGCTAAGTTGTATGAAGAAGCGTTTAATGCTTCTGTAGCAGTCTTAACTGGTAAACGATTAGAAGTCCAAATGTCGAAACCAAAGATGTTTCTAACAAATTTGTGATCTTTAGCAAAACCTTCTGTAACGATACCTTCGAACATTGGGTTGTTAGATACGCTAACTAAGTTAGTGATGCTGTTTAATGTTGCTTCAACGATTGGATCAACAATAGCGATACGGCCTGCTGTAGGAACATTAGCTTTATCAAATGCTAATTTCATAGCAATGATATCAGATAATGTCATAACGCGTGTAGATGCAGAAGCACCACCAGCTACCCAACGATGTGGACGGCCGTTAACTAAGTTTACGTTAGCGTTAGTTTGAGCAGCGTTAGCTACTGCTAAGAAACGTGATTCGTGGTTTTCACCAAGAGCACGAGTTGATTCCATTGCACGCATAGACATTAATGAGTCTACTTGAGCACCATCTTCACGGAGGTCGTCAGACACTTTCCATGCATCACCAACATAGTCAGTGATACCTAAAGTGATAGTACCTGTGTCGATAGGGTTAAAGTTTAATGGAGTATCTTCAGCAGCATCTTGAATTGTTACAGTACCAACTGTTTTAATGTTTAAAGTAGTGCCAGAACCGAAGTCTGATACATCTCTCCACATACCTTCAGGTAGTAAGAAATCATGTAAGTTATCAAGAATAAACTGTGAATACTGTTGTGCCTCAATAAAGGCAGTTGTATTACTAGTTAATTGTGACATAGTTTTTCCTTAGTTTGATAAATTTAATTTAACTTTTTCACCAGCAATTTTCCAAGCGTTGACTAAATCTTTAGTCGTTGCACCCTGTTTAACTCTAGCACTAAGAGTAGACGGATCTACTTGTTGATTAAGAGTCTCAGTGTTGACAGAACTAGTAGGTTTAGATACAGGAGTTATTTTTGCTTCTGTTAAACCTGCAAGTTTTAATACAACATTTGGAGAGCTAGCTGCTAAGCTATTTAGTTGTTGCTCACTTAAACCATTCTCGAGAGCTATATTTTTATAGACAACTTCAGCTTGAGTTCCAAACTTTTCAGTAAACTTTGACGCTACTTGAGAAGCATTAGATTTAGCTTGTTTTTGTCTTTCTTTAAAGTCTAGAGTTTGATTTACGAGTTGCAGTAATTTATCTTGATCTAATTCAACTCCTTGGGGGTTTTCCTTAGGTTGAACGCCAGACTTAATTTCATCTAGAAGCTCTTCTGTAGTTCTACGTTTAGTTAGTTCTTCTTTTACTGAGGCAAGTTCAGACTCTAAAGTTTGAATATGCTTTTGGGCATGAGGAACTGATTTTAACGCATCTTCTACTGACTGATACTTCTTACCATCTCCCACTAATTCAGCAGCTTCTGTCGGAATCTGGAATACGGGTTGTTGGTTAACTTGGTTCTGTGCTTCGTTGGTACTTGGCTCAGATATTTTATTTTCTTCAGACACTATTTTCTCCTTGGTCAGGTAATAAAGACTGAAGTTTTAGAAATGCTTTTTGGAAACCTAATTGATAGGCTTGATACTCAGACCAGGCAGGTAAAGAGAAACTCTCTTCATCTACAGACTTTCGTCTAGATAGCTCTACTTGGTCTTTTATATACTCTTTAAGTAAGTCAAAAACTTCTTGTTTTGATAAGCTTTTAGCTTTTTCAGATTTTAAATCCATAGAATAATTATAACATAAATTTGACTAAAAGTCAAGTGTTAATTACATTCCAGGCATCTGAGCTTCTAAAAGATCATCTTCTATTGGAGTATTTTGTTGTACTGCCATAGATTGTTGAACTTCACTAACGAGTTTCTGAGTCTCAGCTTGTTCAAATATAGCAGCATTATCTTTAATAAATGCATATTTTTCAAAGCCCATATACTCTTCCACCATTTTAGCAAGACGTTTTGCAGAAATATGAGGAGCAATTATTTGTCCAATAGGACTGTTAAAGACTCCTAACATATTCTGTACTAATTGAGCTCTAGCGGCATAATGTCTAGCACCAATAGGACGTAATTTACCTTTAGCGGTAATATCCTCTTTAGTAATAGATAAGAAGTCAGTTACTCCTAAGTCATCATCCATAACTCTTGAAAGTTCTACCATATCCATATTATGTCTAGCTATTTCTAACATAGTATTAAGAATAGGTTCAAGGAACTCAATTTCAAATTTATTAACTTTATGTTGGAAGATACGTCCTGCAGCATTCTGTAACTGTTGTACTTCAAACGCTGTCTTTTCACCAGGAGTTCTGAAACCCATAGCTTCTTTAGGAGCACCTGCCATCTCTTCCATGATCATTAATAAAGCTGCAATCTCATTGTTAACTTGGAACGCAGCTTGATTAGGAGGTAGCATTTCAATACCACCATCTTCAGGAATGTGAATAGTAGCTTCTGGACCCCACTCAAAGGGTTCTACATCACCTTTAATAATCAGAGGCGGATGTATTGTTAAGTCTAAAGCATCCGCTTTTAAGTTTTCTAAATGGTCAATTCTATACTGAAGACCAACTAAATTATCTAGAGGGCCCATACCATAAAGATTATCTGGTCTTTCTCTCCAACCAACATGATGTTTATTATCTGTACCTAGCCAAGAAGTATTCTCAACGTTACGAATAATATAAGATCTATCAATCATCGTAATAACTCTATTCTCTAAGAGTTCTCCAGTAACTTCACTATAAAGATCACCTTCAAATTCTAGGATCTCTACTAAACCAGATTGATAATACTCTTGTAAAGAACCAAAACCATCTACAATAAAACCTTCTGCTTTATTAATGTCTTCCATTTTAAAGAATGAAATGTTTTTACGAACATTAATAGCTTTTTCTACAGCAGCTTCATCATAGTTAAGATCTGGTCTATATTTAATATCTTTCTTTAACTCACCAATTGATTTAACATAACGAGTAAACTTAGGTGAACTCTTAAAAGTTACAGCTGTAGGATTAAATACAATATCAAATGGAGAGATTCTAACTAGTTTAGGACCTCTATAAGTAGTTATTTCTTCCTTAGTATACTGATCAATATGAGACTCGTTTACATAAACTACATCAGCAAAAGAGTTACCATAATCTATGTAGTCATAAACTAACTGAGCTACCGTTTCTCTAAAGTTAGATTCTCTTAATTTATTCTTAAGATAAGCCTCAATAGCTTTTCGTTTCTTATGAGTACTTGAGTTTAAATCAAAACCCTCCCACTTAAGCCAGTCATCATTAGGAAATAGAGCATCCATATAGTTAGCATGTAGATTATCTCTGATCTGCGTAAGCTTAGGAAGAGTAGTTTTATTCTTCCAAGGAAGTTTAGAGTTAGTAGTTTTGGTAGTATCAGTAGCGAATAAATAGTTACGGAGTTCTCTCCACTCTATTTCTTTATCGTTACGTTGAATCCACCAATTATTATAGAGGCCTGCTAACTGTCTAGCAAAAGTGTCTCTATTAATTAATTCTCTTAATTGTGCTACTTTTCCAGCCATAATTTTTCCTTAGTAAGAAACTCCACCGAAACGGCTATGAGTTACAATGTTTTTACCTACTGAAAATGCCCCAACTCTTTGCTTAGGTATCATTGCAATAGATATAGCGTTTGCTAATGCATCTTTAATGTCATCATGAGGAGGATGTGCCATTACTAGTTCTTCCTCTAGGGACTGACAATTACCCCCTTTGTAGTGCCATATTTGCATATTATCATATTTAGGTTCTAGTACAGCTGAAACACGCTCATACTTATCTCCTAATGACCTTGTAGGTCTAAACTCATCAATAGAGAGTGGTATACCATTAGGTTTAAGGTAACTCTCTTTTAATTCTTTAACAATTGTTTGTTGAGCTACAGTAACCTCAGCTCTAATCTTTCTAAATCCCCACTTTTCCCAAGCTCTAACTATATGTTCGTAGTACTCTACGATTCTATCAGTCTTAAATCTATCAATATCGAGTACATAGTAGTTACCTTGATGGTCTACACCTATAGTAACTAGTGCAGTGTAGTCAGCCTTTTTACGAAGAGAGAAAGCAAAGTCAATAGCAGCATAAATATTAAGCTTCCTATCTCTAATATACCAATCTCCTTCTTTATTCTGAAGTATAGACTTATCAAAGTACTGAAACTTATCTGCACTAATTCTTGCAGTGTCTTCACTATTTGGATTATTATAGTATTGAGCATAGAATTGTGTAGTGTCAATATACTTAGCTTTAATACGAGCTAACTCTTTATCATCAAATCCAAACTTCTTACCATCTGCTCGTGTTTGTTTAGGCCAGAGGAACTCTCCTTCTGTCTCAACTACTCTTTGGAATAACTCATATACTTCCTCCTCAGAAGTTATATCACCATCATTATCGTAGAGAATCTCTTTCATTCCTACCATGGTATCATATATATCTTTTGGATGATACCTAGTACCTACGACCCATTCTCTAGCGCCCGGATTTTCAATGGAAGCAAGCTGAGAGTAAGCAGATTCAACTTTCTCACGACCATCAGCTGTATAAGCGTTGCTAGGAACAACAATATCGTCAAGAACCACAACGTCAGCATGAAAACCTGTGGTATTAGATGTAAGACCAACAGCTTTGCAAGTCGCATCACGAACTCCTTCTAATTTACGTTGAGGGTGGTCTACAGCAATCTCAGATACGGCCCACTTTTCTCGTTTACCTTCTTCTATATTGATCATTTCAGGCCAATATCTACGATAAATAGGGCTATCAATAATTTGTTTAATAGCGTAAAGCTGTTTCTCAGCTAAGTCTGCCGTAGCAGATACATATAGAATTGTAGTCTCAGGGTATTTAGTAATCCACCAAGCTGTTCTATAGGCAACAAGTTTACTCTTCATGTGTCCACGAGGAAGAAGAACTAATTGATTGTTCTTACTTTCTGAACGAGTCCACCATTGGATTAGTTCTTCGTGTACTGCACCTAACATTAAGTGTGGTGCTACGAGTTTAATAAAAACTGATAAATCGTTTTCAGCAGACTCTTTAATTAAGTCTAATTTATCTTTCATTATTTTTTATTTTTATTTCTAGCAGATATAGCCCTTGCCTTAGCTTTAGCATCTGCCTTAGAGGAAGCACCCCAAGCCTTAAGAGATAACAATAGTCTAGTTGGTTCGCCGTTAGGTTTACGTTCTGGTCCTGGCATACCACCCATACGAGCTAAGAAAGAAGCTCTGCGTGGATTATCACCTGATTTAACAGGAGCTTTTAAAGTTCCACCTTTATAGGAAGCTCTTCCTTTGGCATTTAATCCACCCTTAGGATTCTTTCCTTCTTTTCTTGTCCATGCTGGTGTTTTCATTTTATCTAAACCTCGCTGTTTTCTTTGCTATATTCTTTGGTTGTTTAACAAACTGTTTTCCTGCTTTGTTACCTTGTGCTTTAGCTTTATTTGTAGAAGCTTTTTCAGAAGAGCTTAATGCTTTCCAAGCAGCCTCAGGTAAGTATCTTTTTTTACCTTTACTTGGTTTGCCATCAGATGTTTTCCATTTTTGACTAGTCCAAGCTTTTAAAGACTGCTGAGATTTAGCAAGAGCCATTACTTATAACCCCCACCTGCTTTTTTATATTGCACGGCAAGGAGTTGAGCTTTACGAGCAGACCATTCACCTGGATCACCACCTTTACTGCCAGCTTTAATTTTATTAAATAAAGCTTTACGCATAGTTGGCTTAGTATAATTGCCTGCCTGATTTACTTTTGACTTACTAGCCACGCTTAGCAGCCTTTTTCATAGGCTTAGCTGCCATCTTTTTACCTGACTTTTTAGCATAGGCTTTAGCTTCTTTTTTACCTTTTTCTGTGTAAGCAAATTTCATTTTTCCGACCATAGGCATAACGTTCTCCTTTTAGTTAAAGTTTCTAGTACCCTTACTATCTATAATTAACGCTTGTTTACGAGGTTTATAACCCTCTTCACAAAAGCTAATATGAATCCAACGATCAAATTCCAAGATAACTTGGTCATACTTAATATCGTTAGATACAATCTTTTTAATAATGTCTTTAGGTGTTCCAAAGGATGGACAGATAAAATCTGCCGCCAATCCTTTCGTGTGTTGGCTTGACGGTTTACTTCCAAGTAATGAGTTAACCATAACAGAACGATAGCCACTATTAATAATAACAGGTTTACCCAGTAATGTTCTGACATGTTCTAACCCTTCTGCTAAAGTCTTTAAATTTGTTAAAATTAAAGGGCTAGTTGGAGTATTGTCTATTCCATGCCTTGCTGCTATATCTGATGCTGTTAACTCTTCAAGCGTAAAATGTTTTGTTAAGCTCATTTTTTCTTAATATAGAATAAACTTCTTTCACCAAAGAGGTAAAAACCTACTGCACTAGCAAAGTTGTTAACTTCTTCACTAGGTTGACCTGTACATACTGTATACACCCATGTAGAAAGCACAAGAACCCCTATTATAGGCCTCATTAATCTAACTATGGCTTCTACCCATGGATAAGATGGATTACCTGCTCCTACCTCATTCATAACTTTAAAGAATTCAAGGTCTATACTCTTCATTTGAGTATATTGTTCTATAGTAGCTGGTTTAAATACGTCAGGAGCTACAAATTTGTTAATAAGAGACTTACCTAAGTCCATAGCGACTGGTAAGAAAGCTGATAGTATTGTTATTGGATCCATATTATTTGTTAAATATTTGTGTTAATAAAAATACAATTACAAATCCTGCAGTACCTAACAAGATCTGCTCTAGTCGCTTGAGTCGTGCATTTATTGACTCATAACGATAGGCACAAATCTCTTCATGTGTGCTTAGTCTTGATTCTAATTCAGCTTGCGTAGGCTTAGACATTATGCTACATCTTTATAAGGGTATTGTATTTTAATTGCATTGACTGCATCTAACCATTCTTGTTCAGTCTTAGAGCCTCTTTGGTATTGAAAGAAAATAGGATCTGCTTCTACAGGATATGCCTTAGCTCTTAATTGGGATTGATTGTCATTATAGTTAGCAATTTGTTCTGGAGTCATATAGTCATCAGCTACTTCTGACTCTGTAACTTCTCCTGTAATCACTGTATATAAAATTGAATTATCACATAGGTATCCATCAGATAATTTATCAATTTTAGTAAAGGCACCAAAAATCTCGCCTTGTGTATTTGTTAAAATATATTTCATGTTTTATCCTTTAAGAAACAAATGGTGTTGGTAAACTATAAACAGAGCAAAAGCCACCATTAAATGTAAGATAGTTTGTTGTTGTACTGCTTAGGTCTAAATATACACAAGCTAATGTGGTTGCACTATTCCATAAATAAAGAGTTACTGGTGTTAAAACAAGACTATTTTCTGATGATCTCCTTGAACCAACACTTACATTAAAATGTTCATAATTCATGTTGTAGCTTGCATTTGTAGGATCAGCATTAATGATAGTAGAGTTGTCGCCTACAAACCATACACTACTTGCAGAAACAGTATATGAGCTAAGAATATTAGGTAGTGCTGAAACAGTATTACCAACACGCCCTTTATTTTGTATGGTTGCATAATTTTTGGATGCAAAGTTTTTATAAGTAGCCGTTGTAAAAGATACAGTTACAGTAGCAGTTCCTGTATTAGCTACCGCAACGCAATAACCACCATTTGTAGTTGAATAAGCTACTTCACTGGGTACCCCATATAACATTTTTGAACCCGAAGAATTCATTAAAATTAAATTTCTTCCTTGACCGCTAGTTATCATAGGAATTAAAGTATTAGCTATTGGAGTTGTTTGCGATGTTCTAGCGCCTACTGATATAGTATTTGTTCCTGTATTAAAGTTAATAAATGATGGGTTAGTTCCTGAGTTAGTTTCCGCTACAAAAGTAGTTTGACTTGTAGGAGAAACATTGTAATAAGTGCCAGATCCTCCCGCAGAAGCTCGATTAGCACCATTTCCTGTTGCAGTAGCAAGTGTAACAGTTGTTGAAGCAACATTAACTTGATATGCATACGCATAGTAGTTGGTGCCTAATGTTCCAGCTTTCCCGCTACAAGAAATAAACCAATTGCTTGATCCTGAATATTGACAGAAACTACCCGCAGTTGTAGACCCCATGCCATCACTAAAGCTTGGACCAAATTGAGATGTTGAAACATATAAGACGTTTGATACAACAGCCCATCCATAATGCCTGGTTCCTGTTGCAGCAGTGTTACTTTGGAATTGATCTGTTATGACAGATACTAATCCACGATCTGATCCATTAGAATCAATATTTATTCCTTGTATTCTATTTAGACTTCCTACACTACCTAGTGAAACAGGGGTTGCAAAAGTAAGCGCTTTTGTTGATGTATCAATTGTTACTAATTGAAGATATGGAATTCCTGCATTTCCACCTATACTCGAAGCATATGCAATTAAAAATTGAGTGCTATTAATAATGCAATAAGTTTGGTATAAATATGCTGTGCCTGGAAGAGTGTAAGCAGTAAATACTCCACTAGTATTAGTGTTGTATGATCCAGCACTTACAGAATCTTGAATATGCCAAACACCATTGGCAGAAGATATATCTTCAATATTTAAAGGTAATGATGGTATTTGAGTAGGTGCACTTCCTAAATTTTGACATGGTTGTAAATACTCCCTAATAGTTCCACCAGCGTCTTTAACTGCAATAGAAAATAATGAAGTATTATAAAAATAAAAATATCCTGATCCTTTTGTTAAAGTAGTCATGTCAGGTAATGTAACTGAACAACCCTCTTGATCTGCTGAAATAACTTGTAATTGATTGCTTGCTGAAGTTAAAGTTACGTTAAGTGTTCCTGTTGTTAAAGTAACATAAGAAGCATCTGACCTTCCAGCACTTGATGATTCCCAAGTAGGGGCTACTCCTGACCCTTGAGCAGTTAGAACTTTTCCAAGTGCCCCTGTTGTATCTAATTTAGCTAATGTAGCAGCTCCTGCTGCAAGTTTACCAGATGTAATTGCTAAAGCATCTACTGTCCATGTTGCTCCGGAACCACTTACTGTAATATCACCTTTATCTCCATCAAGAGTTGTTCCTACATAAGTTGCTATTTGAGCCCCAGTTACTTTTTTAGAAGTACCTGCTTCATTAATTTCAAACTCATTTGCTGCAGCTGCTGCTGCTGCGGAGGTTAAACCTGATATTTTTACATTTGCCATTTAGTATATCCTTTTCCAGTTTCCACTTATTTTTTTATATATTGCATTCGGTTGTTGCCATGATCCATTGTACTTTACATAAGGAACAAATAATTTCCAGACTCCACTAACTTTAACATAAGGCTCAGAAGATAGAGGTATTAATGTAGGATTAGCTACTAGTGAACCTACAACTGTATTACCTGCCGTTTCATTAGTTATTCGTATGTCACCAGCTTCTGTTATACGAGTATCACTAGCTTCAGTAATACGAGTTAACTCTTCTGATATTGCTTCAAATTGTGCATATTGAATTAAAGGCATTAGTAAACCCTAGTCCAAGCACCACTTACTTTAACATAAATGTAATCTGGAGTTTTCCAAGATCCATTATGTTTAACATAAGGAGTCGTTACTTTCCAAGTAGTATCGTTAACGTAAAGAGTAGAAGAGAAAGCTATTCTAGTTCCTTCTGCTGCTAGAGTACCTGTTCCTGTTAATGCACTTAAACCTTTTGCTATTAGATCTGAATCAGCACTTAAAGATCCTGTAGCTGACAATGCAGCATTTCCAAATTTTATGTTTAACCCTTGATTAACAAGAGTTCCTGTAGCAGTTAGTGCACTTAGTCCAAACCTTGTTACTTGACCTGAAATAGTTATATTAGAGCTAGAAGTAAGATTACTAGATCTATATGCTTTTACATCAGGTATAGCAGCTACTGTACTAGAGGCTTCAAAGTTATGGCTGTGACCAATTTTACGATCACCTGCAAATAAATGTGTACCAATTAATTGTAGGTCTGCAAGTCCTTTTAATTTTCCAGTGCCAATTACACTTAGTGCTCCAGTACTAGTTAAAGAAGACTCTGCTTTTTTAACTACTACTGATACTACACTTAAACTTCCAGTACTTGTTAAATTAGATAAACCAATTTGTTTTAGTCCACCTATTACTGCTATAGATCCATTACCAGTTAAATTTATTGCTCCAGTAGCTTTTAAAACTGGTGTAGCTGAAAAGATTCCTTCGCTACTAATATCAAAAAAAGCTTTTTGGTTTAATAACCCAGTTACTGCTAAACTACCACTACCACTGTGATCACTAAACCCTTCATCAAAGCGTTCAGTAATCCGAAAGACATTGGCTTCCGTTAATCTATAGTCCCCATTCTCGAGGATACGAAAGCCATCTGGCATGATTAAGCTAGTGTTAAGTCAATATTGCCGATTGAAAACTCAAGTGTATCACCATCATTAACTGTTTTAGAAGCAGTCATAGAACCGTGCCATAAAAGGTTACCAGTTGTGAGTGCATCAAAAATACCGATGTGTGTTACAGTACCATAGTTAGCACCAGAAGCAGTAAATGAAACTGCACCTGTGTTAGATGTTGTACCACCTGGTGATGTAGCCGCTGCAAATGTAACTGCTTGACGTGCATAACCACCTGTTGAAACTTCTGTACCACCACCTGAATCAGATGGAGCTGCTGTGTATAATGCCACGTACCATGCTGTTGGTCGTGTTGCAGAACCTGTAGTCATTGCCCAGTCAAGTAATAACTTCTCTGCGTAGTCTGATAAAGCTGCCATTTATTTCTCCTATTAAATTAAGTTACTTTGAACCAGATATCACCATCAGAACCACCTGTAGGCGAACTGGTACTAATTGTTACACGATCAACTAACGCAAGATAGTCATCATATATTGTTTGCATTTGTGCAATAATATTAACACCATCTACTTCAACATCACCTGCATTGAGGATCTTGAATCCATTCATATCAAGATCTTGTTCCATTTGGTTAGGTTCACCAGCTGGATTATCTCGATATAAAACTTTATTGTTTAATTCTGTTTCAATAGTGTCAAACGCGTTATTAAGCGTAGTGGTACTATTAAAACCAGAACTTAAATTTGATATGCTAATTTTAGCCATTGCGTTTTTTCCTCATTGCTTCTTTTGTTAAATTTGTTTTTGCAGATACAACACGTAGGTTTGTTTTCTTGTTACTACCCCCACTCTTTAGTGGGCGCTTATGATCTACTTGTCTACTATCACCAACTTTAAGACCAACTGCTTTTCTTGCTGAGTTACGTTTAGCTCTATCTTTAACTCTGCCAGGTTTTGATGTCTTTTCCCAGGAGAGCTCTTTTTTGTAATCTCGTTTACCGTTTGTAGTAAAAGGCATTATGGGTACAAGTACTCTGAACCATTAGTTGCAGAGTAGAGCCTCATTAAGTCGGGTAGTGATAAACCTGTAACACCTAGATCAGTTTCAAGTGCTTTCTTTAAACCATCGTTGTATTGTTTAGGATAGCTCTTAGTAACACAGTAAGCTATGAATGTATCTGGATTTGGATAGTTAAGCATTGTTGACAACCTTTAGACCAATTCGTTCTAGATCACTAGCAACGTCTTTATTTATTCCGAGTATATGTTTCTTCTCGCGTTCAAGTTCTTCTTTAGATGGACGACCTCGTTTAGAGAGGTAACCTTTCTCAACAAGGTACTTAGCAGCATTCACACCCTTAGCATCATTATCGAGTGAAGAAGTCATGAGTGCTTTAATGGCCTTAGCCTTGATACGAATGTCTAGTTCTTCTCTCCAAGCTTTAATCTCATCTTTAATTCCAGGGATTGTATCTCCCTGTAATTTTTGCCAATGATCCCAGGAATTGAATACGTCCATTGCGAACTCATACTCAAGTCCTGGAACATGATCATAGGCCATGTATAACTTCTTGAGGGAAAGATATTCAACGCCGTCACGAATAATATCTTCTTGCTTGAGGGTGAAGATAGGTGGATACTTCGCATCTACACCATAACGTAGCTCCCAGAATAAACTCTGAGTCCTATAACGACCCATGTCATCTTTCATAGAAGCATGTAATTTGTTTAAGTTCATAGACGACAGTTAGTTGGTTTTTGTAAGACGAATTTATATTATACCTGAATAGTATATCATAAAACTATTAAATTGTCAAGT